CGCACGCCTATCTTATGAGCTGCGCAAAAAATATTTGATAAACTAACTAAACCTACGTCTAATGATATAATATACATAATTACAAAATATACAAGTGTGTTCTTAACGGTGGTATCTCCAATACCAGACGGCATGTAACCGTATTCTTTCTTAGGTTGAAAGACGATCTTTTTCTTGAAATCTGAGGACCTAACAATGAATTTGCTACCGATGACGCCGATAAGATTATCAGTTTCCTCGGCGTTCATATTTGTTACGCTCGCATACATTCGGAAAGACTCAAAGGAGTGTGATGCATCATTCGAGGCGATGTCTAGGTTATATATATCATACCCTCTGCCGTTGAATATGGACAACACTGCATCATCTGAGTAATTGATTATCAGTACACGGTAGTGATGAGTCACCATGAGATTGAAAACCTCTTCAATTGAATGATGGTTTGGTGCCGAGCAAAAGCGGATAGCAGATAAATTTCCAAAGTCAATGGTCTTGTCAGATATATGTTTTTTATATTCGTTCGCTATAAGAACACGAGTCAAACTGTTTGCACACGTTGCGTCAAAAATTGCCCGTGGATATTTCCCGGGTTTGGCGATCTCGTTCGGCTTCATCTTACACTCCATAAACTCGCTGAAGACGGGCATTCCAACATCACCGTTTTGATTTAGTTCGTCCCACGTGTCTTTACGCAATTTGAACTTTGGATGCTTCGTGTCTTCCAACAGACCAAGGGCTTGAGAATGTATACCCACATGTTCCGTACTAAAGACACCAATGTGCGACTCTAGAGCTGTTTTGAACTCACGCGTATGAGCACGATACCATTGAACCTGATTATTGTGGAGTGTTTCATCGAAATCATCAATGCCGATTCCACCTTCCCGGAGAAGTTTTATCTCGAAATCTTCAGGCTGCTTAACGGCAAAATGTCTACGAAGCATGAGTGAGCGGTTCTTATCAGACTTGTCATCGTATACTATACCTGGATAATTAAAGGAATACCCGAAAACACTTGCAAATTTGTATCTTCCGGAAGTTATTTTGGCCTCGTTGAAGTCTTCGTAATTTTGCCCATCATGGAAATCAATTTCGCCGTTGACAAAGTACTTACCTCCCTGTAGGACATCGAACCGGCCATTGAACTCATAGACCTTATCGACGACACACATTGTGGAAATTCTTCGCCACAGACCGATATAGTGTATCCCAACGCCCAAGTTGGGTATTACGGGCGTAACGGAAAATTTAATCCAATTCCTCGTTTTTGAGAAAGCAACCCGGTAGAAGAGTGAGTTAGGAACCACGCCTTAATTAGAGTATTGACAGAAAGAATAACGGTATTGCATGTAATTTCTATGCGTGTTAAACCAGTGCCTTCGACTACAGCACTCGAAAAGTGGGCTGGGTCTTTCTTCTTGATGACACATTTTATCCTGTCAATAGCGTGTGAGTAAAACGTACGATCACTGGATCCGTAGCTGGCAATACTCTTGTCACCTTCTTCAATGAGAATATAGTCGTATAATTTCATATCTGCCCAGGACTCGAAACTGTGGTCATAGGCGCCACCGTAGAGATCCCATTTATGATCACTACTATAACTGGAGGTAGTGTATGCGATCTCATTGAACCATCGAGAAACCTCAAAATTAGGGATTGCGTACATGAGTGCGCAGAAAGATCCGAGGGTTGTTGCTGTGGTTCTGGTTTCCTTTGTGACAATGATATCGCGAATGAAATTCTCATTTGGTATGTGTGAGACGTCTGTTCCGTCGTCAGAATAGAAAAAACTACGGATGAAACGTTTGATGTAATCATTGGTAGTCTTTCTCGTGTCTGACTTATCGCCAAGCTGAATACGCATTGTGCGAAGTTCGTACCCTTCAGGTACCTTGTGTAGGTCTACTATGCCATCGTAAGGGTCAAAAGTAGAGATTAGATCACTCTCGGATTTCTCCGGTACATTGTTAAAGTTGATCACTTCTTCTTTGATTGAAACAGCTGATTTTTTTCTTATCTTATCGGGTGGGTCAGGTGGATCCTCGTTAGGTAAATTATGATAACCGTCCTTAGAGATGGGGTTATAAACGGCATCACATTCGTCATCGGAAGATTCAGAGAAACCTTCATCGCTAGAGGATACATCGTTTGACTCACTTGAAGACTCTTCATCGGGAGGAATTACCTCAGGAACAATATTTCGTCGATTGACGAAGGTCTTGTTGTTGGCATCTCCGATTTTTGCGAACATGTCAGCAACGCGTTTGTTCTTATCGTTATCTATCATCACCTGAAGACGTAAGTTAGCAAGATCGCACTGTGTCTTTGAGTCACATGCTGGGTCTGGTAACTTAACAACTGTCGGAACAATGGGTGGATCAACCTTCGTAGGAGTGAATGACTTACGATTCTTCTCGCGCTCGTCGTCCAGTCTTTTACGAAGATTCTTCAACCATAACTGATGCTTTTCCATCTCAGCAATACTTTTGAAACCCTTGTTACAGTCTTTAGCCATCTCCTTCTTTAAAGCTTTTTTCTTGACATCATTGGCGGCAAGTTCTGCACGTGTTGCTTTGATTACGGGTGCTGTGACCTTAGGAATCATATCATTCCCTCGTTTATCCTTATTGTCCAGGATTGGGGTCATATATGAAGAATCTGAGACGAGATCGTCACCAATTGACATGTCAACTTTCGAAGAGGCTGAACCTAAATGATAGTGAATCTCTGTTTTGCAGTCAACAGTGTTGCATGCTATAAGCTCACTCCTCTTACATTCTTTTGCAAGCTTGACCTTCTCACTCAATCTTTTCTGTGCGCCTTGATACTCTTGACCGGTTGACTTCTTATGGAAGTGTTTACTCTTTTTGCAAGGCCATATCGGGCATGCTTTGATCATTTGACAACCATTGTCCTCAACGTCATCTGTGTTCGTCCACGATC